ACTGTTGTCCCAGACGAATAGCAAACGCTACTAGTTGAACACTAACTGCTAATGCAGGAGTAGCACTATCAAATGTTGCATTCACTTTCAACAATGCAGGAGTTCCTTATGCTATTGCTACACAACAATCAGAGATTTATTCTGCTAATGATAGTTACAATAGTGTTTATTGCGGTCAAGGCAATGTAGTAGCGTTCCTCACAACCGGCGGTGGAGCAGGATCTGAATTCAGTATTACTGAACTTGGTATGCCACACGCGGTTACCGGTACAGAATAATACCCATTTAAGATAAATACATCATACACTCTCATTCGGAGAGTTTATGCAGTAACCCACTGCGTAGTGACTAGAACTCACTAATTTTATCAAAGGAAAAACAAATGGGACGTCCTCTAAAAATCGCAAAGGCTCAAGCAGTCTTAACAATTACTGATACAGCGGAAACAGGCAGTATCGTTACAATATCAGGTGGAAACCTAACAACTTCTCCTACAACTGGTGTAGCTTCAGGTATGCCATTCGTAGTAGCTACTACAGTTGGTGGTCTAACAGCTAATACAACATATTATGTTGATACAATTTTATCTAATACTACATTCAGCGTTTCAGCTACAGAATTAAGTGTTCAACCACGTGTAATGGCAACATTGACTGACACTACAGGTGAATCAGTTAGTATGTCAGTTGGTGTAGTTGATGCATATTTCAACAACCCACTAGGTGGTGCAGGTTTCCCTGCAACTAACGCTAACACATATGGTGTAGTTGGTGGTAACACATCAATCGTTGGTAGTCAAGTTTTAACACGTGTTGCTATTGGTATTAATGGTACAGGTACATTGTACTCTGCAACTGATACCGCTTATGTAACTGGTATTGGTACTGATTTGGCAAACACACTAAGTGTAGGTTCTGTAATTCAAGTTGCAAGTGCAAACGTTAATGGTACAACAACTGATTATACTACGCTAGGTTTTGCAAACACAGTACCCGGTTTGACAACAGTTGCTGTTGCTAACACACAAAATACAGGTAACATCATTGGTACTTCAGGTAATGCTCAAACATTGCTTGCTAATGGTACAGTAAGATTTACTGCTAACTTGGGTGGTCTAGTTGCTGGTCAAGTTTATTTCGTTAAAGCAATTGCTAACGCAGCCGCATTCACTGTTTCTACAACATTGGCCGGTGCTGAAGTTGACTTGTCTAATGCTACTGGTACACCAGACGCACAACAAGATGTTGTTGAATTAGTTGCAAACGCAGCCGTAGCTTCAACAGGCGCAGCCTTTATCTATGCTGATGATGAAGCCGGTTACATCGTTCGTCAAAAAGGTAAAACAAAATACCTAGTTAAAGGTGGTACAACTGGTTTAATCGCACCATGTTATACGGCAAATGTTGCTAACACAGCATTGACACCAAACACAATGAACATCTTGTCTACTGATGCAGCCTCTGGTACAGCATATGTTTCAAGTGTTAATGATTACAATTCTGAAGTGTTCCCAGCACAAGTTGCAGCCGGTTCATTAAGTGTAGGTACATTGTATACAATTTACTCTAGTGGTACAACGGATTGGTCAGTATGTGGTGCGGCATCTAATATGACAGGTGTGTCATTCGTTGCTATTGCCGCAGGTACTGGTACAGGTACTGCGGTATTGAACACAGTTAACCCTGATGTTATCGCTACATTCAACACAGCATACGCCGCTAATACATATGACGGTCAGCCTAACCCAATCGTTACGATTGCTAATGCTTAATCATGATGGTAGCGAAAACTATTAAAATGCCAAAGACTGAAACGGACATCGCAGTGCTTCAAGTACAGGTACAAAACATCACAAATGATATCAGCGAAATCAAAGCTGATATCAAAGATGTAAATGCTTGTATTGCGAGGAATAACGAAGATACACATCAGCTTCTCAAAGAAATGAAAGATGCTAGTGCCGGTGCCCACAAGTCTATGTCAGACAAAATCTCTGCGCTTGAAAAATGGCGATGGATGATGATGGGGGCAGGTATAGTTCTCGGTACATTGGGATATGATACAGTTGCAAAACTGTTAAATTAAAAAAAAGAGACTTAGGTCTCTTTTTTTGTAAGTGCTTTTAATTTTTCTTGTACAATATCAAAGTTAACCGTGTTAAATAATCCCGGATGTAATGGTTTGGGATATTGATTGTCACCTACCCATGCATACCCACAATGTTCATCATTTAATATAGGATAAAATTCTTTATCTACTTGACAAAAGAATGTATGATAAGTGAACGTATGATTAACAAATTTCTGTATTGGAACTAGTTTTGCTTTTTTGGGATAATACCCAATTTCTTCCATACACTCACGTTCAATACCTTCCATAAGTGTTTCATTCTGTTCTATTTTACCACCCGGAATTCCCCAGTTCCCTGGATTTCTATGATCGGTTCTTAATAGATAAAGATAACGTTGAGTTCTTTTAGAGTAAAAGAAAACGCCTGCACTAGTGTTAGTCATACTATGATTTATCAAAAATTAAATCACAATAGAATAATCTCCCTGCCCATACCAACCTTCATATGATTTCATCCATACATTTTCAGTGTATGCAAATCTATATTGTAAATTACTGGTAAGGTTAGTTACGTACTCTACAGTAGTAGCTGATTGACTATCAAATGATACAAACCATTCACCTGATGTTGCGTCAAACTCAACAATATCGTTTGCGTTTGCAATCAATGCTCCCCATGCAATAGTTGTATTACCGGGTGACCCAACATCCTCTACGATAAGATATCTACGACCATTAATTGGTCCTGGCAGTCCTGCGTTTGGTCCTGTGACTAATGGGTTAATCACGCTGTCTACAGGATCCAATGTGTTTTGAGGCAGTGTGTCAGGATCAATATCATATATCAATAATCTATCATCTAATGGATCAGGAACAATAGTACCTACGATATCAGTAGTCATAAATGGATTTTGTAACCATATCTGACTAATACCGGGTCTTAGTGTCCCGTACACGTTTAATAAACTAGTCCAATATAAACTTGTTTCCGGTGGTGGAGGATATTCTAATGTTTCATTGCTTGGATAAAATGCTTCATCGGCTGGCAATAGTTGAAGTCTGTTACCAATCAATAATACTTTGTATCCATATGGTGTAATCTTTTGACGAGTACCCAATAATAAATCATCGTCTTGTATATCTTGTAACGCTTGTCCTTTAAAGATACTTGCAATAACTTTTTCGATAACGCCCATCTTCTTAAGTTTTGCCGCGTTGCTTAACCAGATAGGCATATAGAATTTCCAACTTAATACATCAATGGGATTTCCTGTCCCTTGAGGTATTGTACGACTACTGAATGTTAATCCATCTTGATATACAACACTCAAACTAGTCCAATCAATAAAGTTATCAGTAGATTGTATTTCTAATGAAGGATTGAATAATGTCCCTAGTTGTTCAATTAATTCTAGTTTTTGTTGATAGTTGGTAGTCCACATATCGACTGTTATTCTCAATGTATAAGGTACAGGCATTAGTCTTTCAATGGTGAACGCTTGTCCTTGTACTTGCTCATATTGTTGTGTGTCACTATTATATGACCGTTGTCTAACCTGAATTTTATCAATGAAGGTAGGATCTTGTGTACGCCTTTGGTCATATTCTAACCCACTGATATAGTATGTAATCAATGGTGCTGAAGGTAGATTACTAGCACTATTGTTGGCAATGATTGTACTTGCTTGGCGACTACTATCTCCATACATTATGGGAACACGAACAAGTATTTCATTGCCTGCAGGATCTTTACCTTTAGTAACTTCCCAGTTACTGAATATTTTTGCAAACTGTATTAAAAATCTGCGTATCTGATTGTCATAGAAAAATTGTGCCATTTATATTCTTTAGGGTTGTGGAGGTATAGGATCTGGTGTAATAGTAAGTATTGTCGATAACGCCTGTCTCTGCGTAGTTGTTGTCCCGTCAGTCAATACTGTTACATTGCTATTATTTATGAAGCTAGATTGTTGTGACAAATCTCCGTAATCATAACCAGTTTGTGTTCTTACGTTCTGTGATATTCTTATCCACAATTGCCCATCCCAACGATATAACAGTTGAGGCAAATAATCTATACGTAAGAAGTAATCTCCTACCTGTGGGTTTTGCGGGAATGCAATACCTGCACCAGTTGGAAAGCCATTAGGAGCAGTACCATCACCATCTAAGTAACCAGTTGTATAGCCGAATGTTCTAGGACTACTACGTGCAATGAATTGGAAGCGTGGATCACAATCTGCTCTAAAGTCCATTACTGGAGTTATCTCATCAGTGAAGCCTGGCAATTCAGGGTTCTGATCGGCTGTAGCATATGTATTATCTGCTGTACCATATGGTCCTGTAATTATACCTAAACTATCAATAGTTAAAACTGTATCACCGGACACCGGGCCAGAACCAGTATCAGTTGTTGCAGGAGCTATGGTTAATGCTTGTAATGATAATGTTGCGTTAGTTTCTACTGCACCTCCGTCAACCGTCATATCCCAAATAGTTCTTAGTGAACTAGCAGGTATGCGTAACACTGGACTAGAATTTGTGTACAATGACGATTGCATTATTGTAACTGTGGCAGTAAAAGCTCCTGGATTTGGAACTATACCGTCAATAGGTGGTGCAGGTTGATTGTACTTACCAGACAATTGAGTATCAGTTTCAAATACACCATATGTAGGAACAATATATAAATTACTATTGTCGTAACCTGATTTAGGTACAAGTCTCCTAGCTTCTTCGAGTGCCGCATTATTGATTGAAATATTCTTATTGTAAGTAGCAAGAATGTCTTTAAGATTTGAGGCCGTATCTAACTCCCAATATGTTGTATTTGGTGGCATAATGCCAACCGGAACTTCTATTTTACTAATATAATTCTTATCACCAAATGTAATAACATAACCCGGTGGATATGTTTTATCTTTATCCCATAAGCCAAGATAATTATCTTGTTCAATTGGTTCAGCTAATATCTGACTAAATTCTTCACTATCAACTAATGGTTCGCATTTAATACGCCACATATGTGGGTACCAAGTTTGACTAAATCCTTCACTAGAAAAGTTAGCATCAGTAATGCTATAAAATCTTTTTAATGCTACTGGAATAGTTTCTGTTAATGGATTATAATCTAATAAATGAGGTAATTCTAATACATCACCTACCATTAGTTTACGACCAACAATATCAATCATATCATTATAATGCACATTGATAAAGATAATATCGTTGTTTAAGAATAAACCAAACTGACTTAAATCAAAGTCTAAATTTTGTACATTATAATGACCACGTAACCGATAAATGTTTGGATCATATGTTCTATCTCTATTCTCTAGGAATAATAAATCCTGAATATTAGTAGGATTTAAACTATCATATTCTGGTTGAGTATAATCAATACTAGGTCCTTGATTTGTAGGACCTAAATACTTGTGAATGTATAAATCCGTGCCGCCAACACGCAATTCTTCGGATATTGTTCTATCAAAGAAACGATAATCATTCTGTTTATTTGGGCGGTATAAGGATAACTTTGGCATAATAGTATTTATCGCAATGTCCTACGCTTGAATCCTAAGGTTGACAATAAATATGGGTTATGCTATAATAATAAAATCAATACAAAGGAGTGCCTAATGGCAACACGTAAGCGTAATACAGAGGACCATAGTCTAGTTAAAGCATTAAATCCACGGGATGTGGATGTACAACATTATGGAGATGAGCCATTATTTGTTCTACAACCCGATGAGGACAAACGCAGGGTTGCATTGATGCGTAGTTTTACTTGGTACAATCGTTTCTATGGCAAAAAAGATGCTAAGGAACTGTTGAGTCAGTATTTGGAATACAATAAACGTACAAACGATTCTAAAATTATGCGTAGGGTTCACGAAAATGAATTCTTAATGACACTATGCTGGTTGGCACGTATGCAGTTACGAGGCCTATCATTGACTGAACACGAGGAACTAACACTTGAAAACGAAATCAATCGTTTGTTAAAATTGGTTCACAAACCTGAAGAAGAAAAAGTTGAAGTTGTGGCACCTGCTCGACCCAACATTCAGGAAATACTAAAAGATAAAGCACGTGAAGCCGCAGGTGAACTTGAAGGATTGTTTGATGAGTTTATTACATCTGGTGCGCCTACAAAGCATACACTACGTCCTATGGATGAAGTCGCTAAAAAGAATGTGATGCCGCAACATATCAGTATTTTAACTGAAGTGTGGAAAAAGAAACTGAATGAGTTTGAGGAGTTGCTTAAAGGCACTGATGCACAACTGGTTCAAGGTTACAATCACTTGACTAAAACACAGGTTAAAAACATTGTTAAGTTCATTGAGTTAGTTATCAATGACTTGAACAGTTACATTAGTGTTAAAAAAGCCGCAAAAGCTCCTAGGGCACGTAAGGCAGTACCTGTTGAAAAGATTGTAGCTAAACTCAAGTATCAAAAGACATTCAAAGATACTGCAAGTAAGCTAGACTTGGTAAGCATCAGTCCTATCAAACTTCACGGTGCAAGTGAAGCTTGGATCTATGATAGTGCAAAGCGTAAGTTACATCACTATATTGCCGATGATTACAGCAAAGCATTTACTGTTAAAGGTAATACATTGCTAGGCTTTGATACAGCAAAAAGCGAAGTTAAAACATTACGTAAGCCTGCGGAACAACTTAAAGAAATTATGGGAAGTAAGCCGGCAGCTCGTAAATACTTTAACGACATTAAAGCAGTCGCTACTGCATCTAATGGTCGCTTTAATGAGAATATGATTATACTGAAAGCATTTTAATGAGTAATATTGATTTAAACAAATACAAAGATTTTGTAGAAGCCGTAACAAGTAAACCAAGTAATGACTTGACTACATTTATGGACACTCTAGACAGATTAGATAGTAATTATGAAGTAGACTTGAATGATGGATTAACAAAGCATGGCCCAGATGTTAATATTCCATTACTATTAACTGCTTGCTTGGGTTTAGCCGCAGAGTCCGGGGAGTTTATTGAGATTCCCAAGAAGATATTCTTTCAAGGAAAAGCACTAACAGATGAGAATGTCCATCACATGAAACGTGAGTTAGGTGATGTTATGTGGTATTGGATTAATGCTTGTCGTGCATTGAATCTTGACCCAAATGATGTGATTGATGAGAATGTTCGTAAATTAGAAAGTCGCTATCCCGGTGGTAGTTTTGACGCACATTACAGTGAAAATCGAAAAGAAGGTGATATCTGATAAATATGTTAAAGGATAACATATTATGGATATTGGAGCAGGAATTTCAATTGGTGGCGGAGTAAGTATAACAAGACAACCGCCAGCCTCAAGTAAAGCTATCTTTGGATATGGAATAAATGCTTTTGGAACAGGACAATCAGTAACCAATTTAGTAAGTAATACAGGTGTTGTTGCTACTGATACGGCAGGTGTAGGTAGTGCCAGATATGGTTTAGCAGCCGCAGGTTACGGAACAGATAAGGCTATATTTGGATATGGTCAAAATGCCGGTGGAACTGATCTATCAGTAACTAACCTAGTATCAAACACCGGTGTTGTTGCTACTGATACGGCAGGTGTTGGTACTGCTAGAGTTCGTCTAGCAGCCGCAGGATATGGCGGTGATAAAGCTATATTTGGATACGGTAGAGATGGTAATCCATCCATTGTATCAACCACTAACCTAGTATCAAACACCGGTGTTGTTGCTACTAACACAACAGGTGTCGGTACTGCTAGATGGAGTCTTGCAGCCGCAGGTTATGGTACTGATAAAGCCTTGTTTGGATATGGAGTAAATAGTAGTTCTGTAAATGTATCAATGACCAATTTAGTATCAAACACAGGTGTTGTTGGTAATGATGTTACCGGTGTTGGTACTGCTAGATATAGTCTTGCGGCCGCAGGTTATGGTACTGATAAAGCTATCTTTGGATACGGATATGACACTGACTATACATCAATAACTAATCTAGTAAGTAATACAGGTGTAGTTGCTACTAATACTACAGGTGTTGGTACTGTTAGATATCTATTATCAGCCACTGGATATGGTACTGATAAGGCAATATTTGGATACGGATATGGTGTCAGCAGTACGCTATCAATGACTAATCTAGTAACAAATACAGGTGTTGTAGGTAATGATGTTACTGGTGTTGGTACTGCTAGACAAGGATTAGCAGCCGCAAGTTACGGAACTTAATTTAGGTTACAACACTATAGTTTCCTGATAAATACAACATCAGGAAACTAATATGACTATATCTGCAACAGCAAACATTCTTTCTACTCCATCTGGCTTAACACTAGATGAACTAAAACAAGCATTATTCAGTAATCTGCGTTATAGATTGGGTGATGGCATCATTGACTTAGAATTAGACCCTCAACACTACGAAGCGGCATATAACTACGCCATTAAAGTATATCGTCAAAGAGCACAAAACGCTACGGCAGAGTCATACACACTAATGACAGTTGTAAAAAATGTAGATACTTACACACTTCCACAAGAGTTTATCAATGTTCGTT